TTGATAAATCGGGCGGTTCCATCGAAAAAGGAAACCGTGCCGAATAAGTCTCCGGTATTCTGGTAGTGACTCCATGAAGCTTGCTCAAAGCTAAGAGTCCCATGAACTACACGGGTGTCATTGAGTGGTCTTACTCCACTGGGGAGAGGAACGCGTCGGTGAAGACGGCGGGCAATCCGAACAGCAGAACCAAAAATTCCGCTAGATCGGAGAAGGGGGAGATGAGTTGAGTTAAACCCTAGGTCACCCAGACGTAAGCCTGAGTTTAAACCTTTCAGAATAACTGATCTGAGTCTCTGAAGGTAATAACCTTCCGCACGAGACTTCAACTCATAAGATTCCTTAACGAAGGATTCTAAATCTCCCCCTACAACCGCCGTGTAATCACGACGTAATAGAGCCCTTGTCCTGATCAAAGGCACAGGAAAGGCAAGACCCTTATAAAGAAAAAGGGTAGAATTAATTTCTGCCTTGCCTCTTTCATAGGAGGTCTTATCTGGTTCAGGCTCTAAACCGACACGCGGGAGGATGTGAAACCAAGGAGTTGGATCGGCTGTCTCGGCGACTAGGTCGTCACCGTTAATCAACATCGGAGTCTTACGGCCAAGAGAAAAGGCCGAACAAACCCGATTGTAGAGACAGAGGAGTGGGAAGCTAAGAAAAGCACCCATCATTTGACCTCTCCTATTGGTAAGAATTTCTTCCCCTAATTGGATATCAGGGAGAAGAGACATTCTTGCCAATTGTTTCACTGATGCAGGGATCATCTCGGCAGTTACAAGAACCGCCTCGAGGATCGCTTGAGACACTCTTAAGTCAAGGTTATCGGTTGCACCCTTATAATCTCCGGAGAGAATAGGATGCTCGAATCGAAAACCAGCCTTGACAAAAGAAGTTGTCCTCGGTGGACCTATCAGTGACCATCTTTGTCGGCGGATCCTCTTAAACATGAGTTTATGAAGAGGCTTTAAAACCGCCAGGTCCTTAGGCGTCACGGTGAGAAGACGTTCTTTTCCTGCCGTTTTGATGGATTTCAAAACGTAGGGACTCAAACGACAAGTTCGCTCACCGATAACGGCTGACAGGTACTCATCCAAGTCAGACTCTGCCCTAGAGCCGCCTTTCGACAGGCTGCGCTCAGTGCAGGAAGATGAATTAGGCGCATGGCGCCCAATTTCGTCGACATAGGATGAATCCCACCCGGGAGGGAATATTCTTCTAACTTCGTCAGAAACGAACTGAAGGAACCCATCGGGCAGATCACCGGTATGAGGTCGAGTTCTCTCTTTGAACCAATCCTCGAGCCGTAGTGATAGACAATCACATGGATCAGGGAAAGATTTCTTTAACAAAAAGAAA